ATGTTGACCATGAAGGCAAGCCCGTACTCCCTCTGTTTCGGGTCCGGCTGAGAGGAAATCTGCGTAACCTCCAGAGTGCTTTCATCCGTGAGGAAGGGGAGGGAGTAATACGCAGCATCCCCGGCGATCTTGACCTTCACGGTCGATAGGCCCGCGGTGAGTATTGATGCCTTGCTGTCAGCGAAAGCCATTGTTATCTCCTTTGAAACGAAAGAGGCGAAGCCATTTACGGCCCCGCCTCAAGTGTTTTGATAGCGAAAAGTGTTACGTTTGTATTTTCTTCTTACGTGGCGAGTTCTCGCCAGACGACCCTGAGTTGGTTTGTCTCTATGTTCTTCCCTACCTCGATAGCAACGAAATTCTTGCTCGCCACACCATCGTTGATCGAAAGCTCTGTGTTCGGTCCGAGGTGGGCGTGGATATGTTCCTCCGTCGTTCCATCGTCCAGCCCAAGCCCTGCATAGACGCGCTCGTACCCGTAAAGAGTCGAGGGGGTATCCCCCCAATTCTCATCCATGAACCTCGCTACCGCCTCTTCCCCCGTTGATACGCTGGATGACCACCCGTTTGCGTAATACCGGAAGTTCGTCATGGCGTAATTCACCCCACCGGAAACATACCGCATATATCCGGCAGGGAAGGCGATCCGAAGGTTCACATCAAAGCTGGTGTTGTCGGGTACGTCCGAAGGGGTGACGAAAACCCCCTCGATGATGATAGCGTTCGCCAGCCCGTTCCCCCTTTCAATCCAGATATTCCTCACGCTGGTAGGGTGTTTCGGGGCGTAGAGGATACTTGTAACGGGCTTCCTCGGCTCGGTGACGAACGTACCGTATCCCTCTGATGCACCCTTGCTGATAAACTTCAGCTTGTGGTCGGCCGATGAGTTGGCCTGAGTGTGCCTTGGATAAAGACAATGCTCCCGGCAAATCATCCGCAGGATGTCCAACGCACTCCACCCGTCAGTCTGCCAGACGTTGAACGAAAGCGAATGAGATGACCAGACTCCGAGGGAGAATATCTGCGTGTATATATACATCTCAAGAAAGTCGTGCCACCCGGAATTAGCCTCATACTGGATAGCTTCAGCATCAAGGGTGATGTCTGCCGTGTCAACCGTCTGCGCGAAGGCGAGGCTGAACATGGCTGAGAACAGATACTTGATGTTCACAAGGCGGTCGGTCGAAATCTCCGTGTAATATGAAGCGTTGTCCAGTTCATCATATAGTTCCTCTGCGGTGATGTCATTCAGCCGTTCCGCGAAAGCATCCGCCAGACGGAACGACCCGCGCCTTATGATGTCCCCGGAAACGAGAGAAACCTCCTCGAATCCGTTGTCGAACTCCATCACCCTTCCCCAGAAGAGGCTCGTTTCCCCGTTGCCCTCATCGAGAAGCAACTCCAACTCGACATGCCCCGCTGTCAGCACCTTGAACCAGAACCCCTGAGAGTATTCAGAGTAATCTTCCACATACTCTACGCTGGTGTTCGCCATCTCCGACCCGTCATCGGTAATCACATACCGCTCGGTGATGAAGTCGGAAAAGCGCAGGGTCCGCGCTATCCCCACCGGAATTGTCAGGCTCGATACTTCACACTTCAGCTTGATCTCAAGGCTCCCGGCTGCGACCGTCACTGTGCCGAGGTCGTATGAGTAATAAGTCGGGATCGCCATTAGACCGTATATCTTCGCCTTAGCATCGTTGTCCGCTGATTGGAGATTGCTATATCCGAGCCTGAGATGGTCCCGTAAAGCTGTACCGGGGCGGACTGCCTTCTCCGTCCTCTCTGGGTCGCTGATGCAACCCTGCCAGGGGAAACTGGCGCACCCGTCAGCCCGCCTGCAATCCCACCCGTGAGGCCGATACCCGCCCCCCCAGTCAACGCACCGAGTCCGGCAGAAACACCGAACGTAACGAGCGCGCCGAGGATGGAACTGAACAGATCCGCAGCGAGGTTGTTGGCTTCACCGAATACCCGCCTGAACGCCCCGCCGATATGCGCGCTGATCGCCCCGCCTATACCTATCCAGATGGGGTTGAGTTGGGACTGGGTTTGTCGCGCATCAGCTATGATAGATTCCTGTGCGCCGATAGCACCCGGAGGGAGGCCGCGACCCCCTCCAGCACCAGGGAAGGCTCCGCGGCGGGCGATACTTAGACCGCCCCTACTGATCGGGCTGAAAGCCTGTATTTCAGGAACTTCAACGGGAACACCGAGATTGATGGCCGACTTGTTCTGAGCCTGACGTGCAGTTGACTGTTCAATCGCCATCTCAAGAGACTTGATACGCTCAAGGATACTGACACGCCTCTCCTCAAGCTGGAGGATAAGGCTCTGGTCTGGTGCTTCAGCTTGGTTCACCTTCGGGAATCCAGGAAGATCGAACGGTACGGCGATTGTCCCGATCAGGGATTTCGCCCGACCCGTTCCGAGCCTTGCCCTTTGCAGTTCCGCCTCGATGTTGCTGAGGTTCTTCCGTTCCTTTGCAAGCTCTATCGAGGGGACACCAAGCCCCAACTTTATCAATCGGTCGCTCAAGGACTGCATCTTGTCCGCTGTCGTGTCCGCCTCAGACCCGATGTTTCTGAGGAGCATCGGAACTCCGATCATAGCGGCAGAAAGAAGTGAGAATCCGAGTGTTAGGGCAGCAGGACCCTTGAACAGCCCTAAAGCCATCTGAGCGAAAGAAGTATTCGTAGCAGCCGCCTCCTCCCGCAATTTCCGCATGGAGAACAGAAGCGGCTCGATGTTGTTCGCCACGCCCATCATCCCGAAGGGCATATCCTGAAAGACCCGCCCCAGGTTCATGGCTGCGTTGTTCGTCGTAGCCATAGCGATACCGAGCCGCTTGGTTCCACCCCCCGCAAGGCGGTCCATGGCGGCGTTTGTGGCGTTTAGAGCCGCCTGTGCGTTGGCGGCCCCGTCCACCCCCATTTTAATCTTGACATTCTGGACTACATCAGCCATATTATATCACCACAACCTATGGGAGGTTCTTATGTTCACAGAAACCCTCATCATTCTTGCCGCCATTATCTACATCGGCCTGTCTGTCACTAACGGCCTCGTTGCGTCCATGAAGGGCTACAACGCAGGAATGTATGTCGGTTATTCCCTGCTTGGGTTGGGCCTGTTTGTGTACCTTGTTCTGCTCGCGGCTCCTACCCATCAAGATAGCTCTCGTAATACTTCAGCAGAGAATACTTCACCACTCTCCGGTAAGACAGCGACCGCCTGATTTCTTCCGCTTTCAGCGCGTCGCCATCTGAAACGAGGAACGCAAGCCAGTCGAACTCGTACTGTCGGCTGATTTGCTTCTTCGGCTTTACGCCTTTTTGCTCTTCCCCTCGGTAGTCGAGGTGGAACCCTGCAACCACTTTGGAGAGATGCGGGTCGTTAATCCCGCTGACATAAAAAAACCGCCCGCAATCACCTCCGCCTCCGGGAACGTCAACGCTCCCAGATCCAGCCCATCTACGTCCTCGATGATGGCCTTGCAGAAGGCTGTCCATTTCTCACGGAGGTTCTCAACACCCATCGCCTTCTGGGTCCAACTCTGCCCGTCCTGATTCATACCCAACTCAGAGCCGAGCTTCATGGCGTTCTCAACCGTGTCAATCGTCGGGAACTTGTACCTGTACTCCTTCCCCTTAAAATCAAACTCCAGCGGCTTCTCTGAGAACGGGGATTCTTCTACTGCCATGTATCATCCTGTGCTATTGTCCAAACCATGAATTTCAATGTCACACTCGCCCACTCATCTTCAGGTTTGTATTCCCTTGTGATCTGAGGGCGTTCCGTTTGAAGCACCTGCCAGCGTCCCTCGTCCTTCGAGTGGCGCAGACATACCTTCGAGAGAACCTTGCGTAAGTCATGCAAGCTCGGCTCCCCCCACTCTTCACTCTGGGCGTGGTCCGCTATCCCTGCATGAGGTGATAACCTGACGTAGCTCGTCAGATTCACCTCGATGACAGATTCCGTAATGGGAGTCTGAGCAATCGACCCGACAGTGGTAAAGCCCACAGTCTCTTCTCCCAGCCACACAGACAGCACCGGAAAGTCCCGCTTGACGATCTCCCCCACCTTCTCTTCATCGAGGGGAACCCTGTGGATCTCCGCGACATCGACCCTGTACCCGTTCCGCTTCCGTATCTCGGTACACACGGAAACGATGTCATCCAGCACCTTCTCGCTTCGGGAGTATTCCGGTATCATATCACCACCGGGACGCTCTTCACATGGGTCGATAGCGGCTGTCTGCCGGGGGAATTGATCTCAATCTGCCATGTGTCATTCACGATGAAATCAGTGGCAGCGTTCGCCCTCGCAAGGAACCGGATGTAGATGTTGTTGCTTATCTCGATCCATTGGTTACTTGTCGTGATGTCCGTACCGTTGTAGGTCGTCCCGTTGTCCTTCGATACCTGGAATGTCGCAGTACCCAAAGCCCCGCCCGTGGTTATCTTCACCTTCCAGAACACATCCTGATCGAAGGCTGTCGGAGCGGTGAGGTCGGAGAACACCGTCGTAACCGTTGACCTGTTGGGCTGATATTCCCCCCTTAACTGGATCATCCCATGAGAGGTATTGCTGGAATCGGGCCAGTGTTTCGCCTTCCCGATTTCCGATTGCGTCAATTCCCATGAGAACGTCCGCTTCCCCGATACATACTCATCCAGAATGAACCGCCCTGCACTCAAAAGCTGTGCAGATACATTCTCAGGAGTGCCATCAGGGGAGAACATCGGCGGGTCGATATTCCCCGCCAGATGCCCGCAGGCGATCTTCGCCACAGCATCAATGAAGTCCCTGTCATACGGGTCTTTGACCACTCCACCGGAGACCGTAGCTGACGGACTCATAGGGATAGGGACGATATGCTTTGCGTGAAGCCTCGCCTCAGCTTCCCTGCTTGCCACCTTTACAGCATCGGTCTTGATGGTGTCAATATCCTGACCGATGGTGTATTGGTGATTCTCAGGAACCCCGCCTGTCGGGTAGAAGTAGAGGACATCATTGGTTGCATCGTAATACCACTCCTGAGCGGCATCCACCGCGCCGATACTGGCCGCCTCCGTCATCTTCACCCCGTCCTCAAACATAGCCTCTACATAACCCGTTCCGGGCTTCATAAAGACGTTCGCTGTGGTATAAGGGTCGAAGTTCCGGAGGATTCTCTGCTGCCCTTTCAGGTACTCGAATACCTTACCGTAGGCGCGCGCAAGGTCGGTTGTGGTATTGCAATACGTTGTCTGCATACTACTTTACCCTTCTGACTGCTCCCGGTCGTTCGAGGAAGTCAAACTCTGCCTTCGGCAGTTCGAGGATGTCCCCAGGTTTCGCCACGACATCGCACTCTCCAGCCAGATTCCTCAGCCTCACCTTCTCCGCCCTCGATTCCACGATCTCAGGGTCGTAGAACAGGAACCGCTTAATGATGCTTCTCTTGTCCTCGGTTTTCAATTCACCGAGATATGCGCTGTACTCGTTGATCGCTACAACACACCGCACAACCTCAATCGCTTCCGCGACATCTGCCACCACTTCCGCAGCAGCTTCCTTCTTCTTCGCCATCTTGATCCTTTGTTTTGTGAAACAACGGGGGCGAATCCTCGCCCCCTGTTTAGCTTCAGTTACGGCCTCTCGGTAAAGACGAGGACCGTGTACGTCGGGCTGGTCACACCGAGATTGCTCACGCCATCAATCCGGAAGCGGATCTGACTTCCGCCGGGAATCCGGTTTGTGGCTGAATCATCCCGCAGTTCAAGCCCAAGCCCTGCACCGCTGTTGCTGGTTGTAATCAGGGTGTCGCCAGTCGCCACTGTCATCGTGACCCAATTCTGCGCCCCACTCCCCCGGTAGTCAATATTGACCGCCAGTTGTGCGGAGTCAGCCGCAGAAACGAATACCGAGACCTTCCCTGTCGGACTGACATTGATAACCCCGGAGGTGTCGATTCCGGAATCATAAGACGCGCTCAATGCAGTCTTGGTGAGTGTGTTCGGCTGTGCAGATGCCACCCCCGCCAGAAGGACGAGGGCAAAGAGAGCGAAAATAACCTTTCTCATTGTCCTATCTCCTTAGAGGGTTGCAAGTGATTTGATTTCCACCGCGCCGACATCCTTCGTGTTGCCCGCAACCGAGTCCCAGTTTCCGCTGGTAGCCAGTTCCGTGTCTGTCGGAGTCGTCCCGGATGCTGTTCCGATCCACTTGATGTAATTCAGGTGGGGGACGTAGTGGATTGTGCTGACCAGATCATCCGTTCCACCGGCAAGCAACGGTTCACGGTTGGCTTCCAGCTTGAGGTTTTTCTGGTAGTACAGGCTCATCGCCCCCGGACGAAGCAAGAACGTCGAATAGACCGAGCTTGCAACCGGAGCCTGATCCGTGACGAACACAACACGCTGGCCGATACGCCCCTCCCGGAGGAGGTGATTCGCGCCAACGTCAGTCGCGTTCGGGTAGGTCAGGATGTTCGCCTTCTGGAGCTTGTGGGCGACCTTCGAGTGCATGATGACGATGGAGAGGGAATCCCCTTCGTCACCAAGAATGTCAGCCGCATCAATCAGCAGATCAGGAGAGAATTCCTGCGCTGATTTGTCCAGCTGGTAGGCTGTCTCTGATGCGATCGCACCAGTGAGAACCTTGATGAGCGAGGTGTCGAGCTGCCGCGCCCAGAAGTTAGACATCTGGCGGGCGGCTTCTCTCACAGGATCGGTCCCTGCGAAGATTGCGGCAATATCCTCGCCGCTCATCGCGAGACCACGCGCACACACAACCCCGATGTCCGCGCCGGTCGTCATCGCCCGACGGGTGAGGTTGGTGTTCGCAGTCAGGAGTTCAGCGTGAGACTGGCTGATCTCCTTGTAGAACGGGATGGAAAACGTCTTGCCACCGTGACGCGAGAACTCCCCGACAACATCAGACCGCGGGTTGATGCTGACCGCACCGGACCGCACAAGCTGAATCTTCTCAGGGAGCATCGCCTCCATGTAGGCGGCATAAACAGGACTCTTGTTTACAAGGTCCGAAAATGCAGTAGCTGCCACTTGTTTATTCCTTTATCGAGACTGGTAGTAGTCAGCCTTCATCTTCGCCTGCACTTCATCGGGGAGCTTGAGAAACTCCTCCATCGCGACGGAGTTGGCGAGCGCATCCTTGTATGAGTTCAAGGTCACGCTGTCCTTCGGCTTCGGACTACCGGGTGGTTTTGGGGCCGCGAGCGTCCTGGCGAGCTTCTCCAGCCCGTCAATCGGCAGAAGAGAGAAGGAATCATCCCACTTGTCCCCCAGTTCAGTCTTGAGGGATTCGCGTCTGGCAGACTGGAAGGTTTCCCATTCCTTTGCCTTGGCTTGAACCGCCTCAAGTTTCTTCTGGGAATCAGTGAGTTGCGCCTTCAGCCTTTCTGTCTCCGACAGTTCGGCTTCCTTGCGCTTCGCATCTGCTTCCTCTAATTCTCGCAACCTCGCCTTCACCTCGTCCCGTGATGCAAAGGCTTTCTTTGCTTCGGCTTCGAGGTAGGCGTTACGTTCAGCTAACTGCTCCGCAGTCGGCTTCGCGGGTTCCCCCGCTTTGGTTTCTTCGGCATCCGCCATTTATTTGCTCTCCGAGCTTGTGAATGAAAAAAGGCGAGCAAGACCAATCCGGTCTGTACTCGCCTCAGTTGTTCTGATAGCGTTTATTTCGTTACAGCTTTATGCTTTCCTCCGTGGTGATCCTTGTAACCTTCCCCCCTTCGATATGGAGGGTGATCTTCCCGTACTTCTTCGCCTCGCAGTAGGCTCTCAGGTATTCAAGGGCTTTATTGAACAACAGGGCCAACCCCCACAAGAATCGGGCTGAGGTCCGGGGTGTCCTCCGGGACGATCATGCACTGACAATTCGCTCCGCAGCGTGACCCGAACTCAGCCGGTAATCCAACGGCAGTCCAGGTCTCCATCGTTTCAAGCCTGCCATGCCTCTCAGCACAGTCAGGACAGACGTTCTTCCCGTTGCTCTGCCATCTGTATTTATCCCCTTTGAACTCCTCACCGTTCTGATTGGAGAGGATCTCCCCAACCATTCCGTTTGTGCTTGCGATATTCACCGCACCCGTAATTGCTGTCTTTACCTGAGTGGGGAACCCACCGAACACCCTTGAGAGCGGATCGTCAAGGCTCTGCATCAGTTCATCGAGTATCTGCTTCTCCGAAGCCCCGGATAAGAGCCTTCGGGAGATGTATTCCTCAAGCTCCAGTTCCGCCCTGACGCTCGCCGCTTCGAGTGCTTTCGGGAGATACCCGTTCTGCCGGAGGACGAGATTCACGGACTTTACAAGATCAGACTCATCCACGCTTCTTTGCTCTCTCCATCAGGGTCTTGAGGTACGCCCTGATAATCGGCTTCACCTTGGACTCAAGAAAGTCTTTGTTCCATGAAAGCGTCACCCTCTGCGGGAGGACTCCGGCCCCCTCCTGATGGTAAGCCTGTATCTCAGCCCTCGTAGTACCCTGGGTGATCTCAAGGAACCCCGCCCCCGTCCGCATCTTCACCCCACGGGACATATTGCCTGTGTCAATCAACGGTGTCTGGGGTGAACGGCTCCCCTTCTTCCTCTTTCGCTCGATGGTCTTGGCCTTCAACGGGGTCATCGGGCTTAGGTCGTGAAGGTTCACCCCTGAACGCATCTTCTCCTCCCGATGCTTCCGGTAGGCAAGGCCAATGTCCTTCATCGTCTTTTCAGGGATGATGATGCCCTCTGCGATCTTCGAGAGGTCGAGGTCGGTCTGTATTTCAGCCCTGAAGTTCACGGCTCAACTCTGCGCCCCTTTTCGCTGACAGCACAATATCCTTCCTGAACTTCTCCGTCTGGTCCTTACCGACAGCCCTGAGTATCTCGGTGAACCGCTCCCTGAAAGCCTGAAGGGTGTCGAGTTCCAACGCCTCAGCGATCTTACGCACCTTCGGGAGCAAGGTCTCGGACTGTTCCCTGATTCTGTCCTGAACCTTCTGCCGCTCCTCCAGGTTCTTCCTCATCAGGGTTTCCGCTTTCTCCATCTTCATCCCTCAAAATGGCAAGGATGGTATCTTCATCCGTCTTGCCGAGTCCGTTGATCTTCGTGTTATCATCCAGCTTCTTTACCGCCTCTTCTTCTGTGAGGTCCGGGTTCTCCTCCATAATCAGGTCGATCTTGGAAATGACCCCGGTTTCAAGCTGGAACTGCCGCCATGCAATCTCATCAGATACGCTTGAGAACCCCGATTCCTGCTCAGGGAAGTCCGCAATCAGATCCCCCTTCTCGATAGCAGGAAGGCCGAACCTCCCCGACATCTCAGACACAATCCTGTATAGCGGCTGCTCGATGAACGCATCAATGATCTCGATCTGAGCGGTCCTGTCCTCAAGGTCTCTCACGTTCTTGATCTGCAACGCTCTCCCGGATGAGACATTCCCCGTGTCGATAGACCAGTTGAAATTCAGGTTCATCGTGTTCGAGGCGAGTTCCATCTGGAACTTGATTGCCTCGATATGCTGAGAGAAGTTGGCCTGCATATCCAACGGGTAAGCCTGAAGCGCACCCGCCCCCACTCCCTCAGTCGGCTTGATCTTCAGAACGTGCTTGTTACCTAACTTGAACTCCTTGACTGAATCATCGGTATCGCCCACCACCACAAGCTGCTTGAATCCGTTGTAGTGCAGGAGTTGGTTGAGCGCAGATACCGCCATGTCAATCTCGCGGTTCTGCAATACCAGTTCCGTCCTCGGCATGGAGGTGTGGCTGTCAACCGGATAGCTCCTTCGGGGGAAGAAGAAGTTGAACGTCCTGTATTCGTTCGGCTTCTCCTCGATGACGTTCCCCAGAGCGTCAACCTTCCGGTTTACCTCAGCATCCCAGTAAGCCCATATCTGGCTCCCGTCCTTCCCCCTTAATGCTGTGGGGTACATAATCCCGGCAGGCTCAACCTGAAACTCGTCATCCTCTGAGAACACGGGGTAATACTCAGGGATAATGACGAACTGAAGCAGCTTATCCTTCACGAACACACCGACAGCCACATCATTCAGCAGTTGGGCGTATCTCTCAGCCACCTTGGAGAAGGGGAACCACCCCGACCGCTTCAACAGGTCTGTGTACTTCTCTGCCTTCTCAGGGCGGTCCTTGCCGACCTTCCTCTCAGGCTGGATGCCGTAGATCCTCCCCTTCAGGTCAACAAGCTGCCTCGTCATGGGCAGATGGGTTAGAAGGAGGTCTAACTTCGCAGGCTCATCCCATTTCCTATGTTCCTGGTCGAACGTCCGAAAGAAGTTCTTGAGGTACTCATCACTCCCACCATACTGGAGCAACACCTCATCCTTGTAGTAATCAAGGCACTCCCTTCGGGCTTTCTGTAGCTTCCTCAGCGCATCGGCTTCGGATAGGTACAAAGCACGAGAGAGGTCGTTTCCGGCTATCGACCGGAAAAGGGGCGCAATCGGCTCAAGGTTGAACATTTATCGCACTTCCACATCGAATATGGAGTACCCGTACACATCACGGCTACCCCTCTGGAAAGGAATTGTTACCACCGAGAAGTCCGCACCCTCTCCAGGGAGCAGGATAGACACTGTATCAGCCAACCCATCGAAAGGCGGGATGGAAAGGTACTCATTCCCGATAACGCCATAGGCTGTCATGAAAGGCTCAGATTCGATGGAGTCATACCTCAGATCGAGACCGGGGCGGACCGTGATAGCGTTCTCTGATTCGTTGACCAGATACCCGTAACTGTAAGCCACCCAGAATCCATCCCCTACGTCAACAGCCCATCTCGTATCGTAGTATCTCAGGCTGATACTTGCGGGGATCTGCTCTGTGCCTACGACGTTATAGACGTTATCCGAGCAACCGAGAAGGAGCAGGCATATCAGACAGCGCGCCATGTCGCCCTCCCGCCTATCGGATATTCGTAGTTCACCATGTAATCAACGGCTGAACAGGCGTGGGTTCTCTCCCCCTGGTCTGCTTTCGTGAAGTCGGACATACTTACCATCTCGTAGTCCTTCCTCAGTTCAACACAGTCGGGGGAATACCCAAATCGCACACTTCCATCTGCGGTTCGCATTCTTGAGTTGGTACTGTTAACACGGTCCAGAATGCGGGGATTTGGTCGTTTCCGTATATCAGCGCCCCATTCAGCAAACTCAGACTGTATGATCTCCCAACTTCCGGCAGTAGCAGACAAGCCGCGGGCTGTCCCGTGTTGATAATCTCCGTAAATCCGAAGCCTTGGACGACCTCCGGCGTATTGCTCGATTCGCTTCTTTGCCTCGGCGCACATTCGCCAGATGTCTGTTCGCTTCTGCTTGATTTCTCCTGAGATGTAGGTAAGCTCCGGGCTGTCCTGCCCCATGAGCCAAAGGCATGGGTCAATGTTGAAATCGCAACAAAGAATAACAGGAAGGGAAGGATCAAAAGGCTTGCGATAGCAGTGAGTATCCCTGTCGTGATAAGCGTAAGCCAGCCCGTCATACGTTTCAAAGCTGCCCTCATACTCCTGGCGAAAGGTACGCTCATCGCAGTTAGCCCTTGCTTCAGCAATCTCAGCGGGGTCCATGACATCCGCCGACCTCCAGCTGTATTCACCCCACTGCGGGTTTCCCCGGTACTTATCGAGAAGCTCGAAGTAGTGATTCTTCCCTTCGGGGACACCGACAAACCAGACCCATCCCCTTGTGTCTCTGATCGCCGGCTCAACATGCTCTCCCCAGACGGATTCCTCCATGTCGGCATATTCGTCTAATACCCCGCCATGCCATTGGCTCTTACCGTCAAATCGCTCAGGCTTATCAAAGCCCAGTACCCAAAGCTCAGACCCGTTCCCAAACACAAGGCGCATCTCTGTTTCGCTTGTCTTTCGGATGCTCCATGTCGGGGCGAGGAGCTTGAGATCCTCCCATGCGATTCTCTTCGCCTGATCTCTTGTGGGCGCACCAAAGAACAGCGACACCCCCTCGTTTCGCATACACTCTGCGATGAGAGTGCGCTTTGCGACCTCAGTCTTGAATGACCGCCTTCCTGCATGGACGATCTTGAACCTTGTCGGGTCATTCCGGTACTTCGTTATGACCGGGTGTTGCTCTACCCGCTCCGGCAGCGGAAACCATCTGGGGGGCAAAAACCGAGAAAAGCCTTCTGAGTTCTGCTGTGTTTGCATCAATATCCGGGTTCTTCTCTCTCCACTCCTCACCTCCCCTTGTCTTGAGGAAGTAGATCATCGGGGTCGCCTGCCCCCTCTTGGCGGCGTTTTTGGCTGAATTGAGCAGGAGATTGGCATAAACAGCTATCCCCTCCGAGCGAGCCTTTTTTATGGACTCCATAAATTCAGGATGGCTCTGCTTCCAGTTGTTGATGGTTGAGACAGCTATACCTATCCTGTCAGCACATACCTCCTCCGAGAGACCGAGTTTGATACCATCGAGGAACTTGTCGATGTTGGTCTCATTGGTGGGGAGGCCGTACTTTGACGGGCGGCCTCTCTTACCTGCCATACCTGGAGATCATCTTGAGGCCGCGAGCTAATCGGGCGGCGGGCTTGTTGCGCTTGGACAACTTGAGGTCTTTCAACACCCACAGGGGGCATTAAGAGTTACGCGGGGAAAATCCGAGGTACAATATACATCAGCGAAAGAGGAACCGCAATCTAAACTTTCTACGGAATCAAATTTCCTTCCTCGTCGATTATCCCTACGTCAAACAGATGCCTTCGCAGGTTCCTGTTAGACTGATAGTTTCCGTTTTCACTCCCAATCCTGTTATCCAGGAACATCGCAGCCAACCCATCAGGTACAAACCATTTCTTTTTCTTCGGCTTCCCCCATCGCTTAGACTGGTAATGTTCACAGGCTGCCGAGATCCTCTCAGATGATCTTTCACACCTCTGGCAGTATATTCTCCTATGCTCTCCAATCATGGAAAGGCAAATGGCACACCTACCCCTTTCCTTCCTTTCAGCCAAGACAGGACCGAGACATAAAGCACAGGCGGGCATCCTCCCCTCATCGGTGACGTACTCAAACTTCCCCTTCTTGGTACATCTCTCACTCTTGATTGAACACTCAGGATATTCCATCATTTCTCCGCTTCCTCTCTCAGACGGGCGGCTATTTGCTCAACGGCTCCGTTGTGTCCCGCGTTGTAGAGCGGCCCAATGTGTGTTTCTGTGAGCATCATCTCCTCCGCCATCTCTGCCGCTTCGAGGAATGCCTTACGGCGGACCTCAGCTATCTGCTGTAAATCCAGCCGGTGCAAAGCCCACTGTTCAAGACCGCGAATTACAGTATCTATTGCTTTTTGCTCATCGGGGTCAGGCATAATAGCCTCAACCTTCCCCGTGAGTCCCGCATTGTCGGCTTCTGCTCTTTTCATTTCACTTAATCCTTTCGGGTTGAGGATGGACAGGATTTTCTCTCGCAATTCAGGGCTGTGTGCGTAGTAAGGGTCGCCAACAATACATACGTCATCCTCAGCAATCACCCACCTCAACGCCTTGTCTCGCTTCTGAATCTCCTTCTCCAATTCCTCTACACGGGAGATGAGGCGGTCGCAGAGATTGAAAAGTTTGTAAATGTCCGAAGCCGCCTCTTCCCATTCAGAGCCAAGCCCTTCCCATCTTTGCCGTAACTTTGCCAGTTCCTCTTTGAAGTCGATCATTTTGTTTCCTTTCATTTCTCTGCTTCCCTTCTGAGGCGGGCGGCGATAGACTTGCATGTGGCCCTCACGGTGGCCCTCGCCACTTCCTCTTTGTCGTATTGGGCAAACTCGTTCGGCATCGAGCCCTTTGGCTCTTTTTCGGCCTCCGCCATCTCTGCCGCTTTGAGGAAGGTCTTACGGCGGACCTTCTTCACTTCTGCTTTCAGCCGAACAATCTCGTCTTGGTAGCGATCCAACAAACCGTTGTTTTCTCTATCCATTTTATCTACTTCTTTCGCCCATCCCGAACTGTGGGATTCTGCTTTTTTCACTTCACTTCTCCTTCCGGGGGGTTGAAATCAATCCCCCTCTCTTCCAACTTCTTTCTGAGATGAATTACCTCCCTCTGCAACCGTTTGACTTCATCCTCTCCCGCTTTTTGCGACTGATGATTTTCCGCACCCGTATCCCCGCCAGTTCCTTTCTGAAGTCGGTCATTGTTCCTCCTTCTCGTTCATGTTCTTGAGTGCGTTCAGCCATGCGGATTCTTCGTTTTCGGCAAAAACGAAATCAACATGGTCGTAATCAATGCCGATACGCCACTTGTAATCTTCGCCTTCCCACGATACAGCATCCGGCCACTTCTCCAACACCAATGCCTTCGCTTGCTCCCATTCGGGGAGAGATTCGAAAGCATCCTGCCAGGAAGCACCGATGATCCTGCGGTCAGCGTCAATGATCGCACCCATCTTCTCAACAGCCCCCGGCCTCACCAGTTTCACCAGTTTCTCGTAATTCATTTGTCAATTGCCTCCTTTGCGTTCAGCCATGCGGATTCCGGGGTGTCGCCTCGACCAAGTTCATCCTCTGATTCATCACTTGGGAAAATCTGCCAGTAGTCGGGCGAATCCCACTTGTCTGCGTTCGCCTCCGGCCATCGTTCCAGCACCAATGCCTTCGCTTGTTCCCATTCGGGGAGCATTTCAAATGCTCGTTGCCAAGCCAATTCAGGCGTTACGCAAACTGTCCCAATGAATCTTTTGTGCTGTTTTTCTTGAATGAGGCAGCCAGTAGTCGGGGCATTCCACCCCTCGGCAATCCAAACAACCTCCGCTCCCGGCCTCACCGAGAGTACCAGATTCTTGAAGCGGTCAGCGGTCATGGTTCTGCCACCCCCTTTCCGCACTCAGGGCAGACGAGCACTCTCAGGCCGATGCAACTCACCACGGTCGCATGAGGGACAATCTTTCTCACCGCTTCCTCTATCTCGGCCTGTTCAAGCATCGTTACGCCACGGTCAACACAGATTTCAATCGTTGTAGGAGTCATTTCTCTTTCTCCTCCGCTTTCTGTCTGAATCGGGCGGCGAGCAGTAGGATGTCTTTACCTTTTTGTCGGCACACCCTGCAGTCGGGGTTACTGCATCGCTGTTTATCCGCCTCCTCCTCCGCCATCTCTGCCGCTTCGATCCACACCTTCCTCAACGCCTTGTCCCGCTTCGCCACCTCAACGTGCAGCCGATTGAACTCAAAGATAAGGTCGGTCACAATCTCAGTGACTTTCTTTTCGTCAGTGGTCATTTCTCTTCCCTCTCCATGATCTATCGCGGTCAGGCGATTATTTTCGTAGTCCCACCCAACTCGGCGGGAATCTGGCTTCGTCATTTCTCTTTCTCCTTTGCCTCGCACATCTTCGTTGCGCAGTAGTCTGTGAGAGCCTGAATGTCGGGCTTCCCGTTTTTTGGCTCGATGCTCAGCCTTGACATTATCGGAAACGAACGAACCTGGATTGCCCCGTCATAGATGAACGTAAAGTCGTATATCACCCTCCACCACAACTCATGCTCCATCATTTCGTCAAGGGTATTGGGAACCCTGCGAATCGGCGCACCTTCACAATGTTCGCATGGAGCATACTGTGTTGAGTGGTATTGACCTTCGAGTGAACGGTCGCCAGCGTCAATAGCCATCTCAAGAGTAACGTAATGTTTCCCAATCGGAATTCTACCTTCACCGCCACAGTTATCACACGGCATCTCGGTGAATATCCCCGCCTCCGCCATCCTCTTCGCTATTTCAAGGCTTACTGTTTTCATTGTGCCTCCATGTTTGGAATAATTACCGGGGAGCCGCCTATTACCCTGCGCCCCGGTTCGCAGGTTTAGAGGTACGGGATCGGGCGAATCTCACATAGGGCAGACCCTCTCCCATCCCCAGGGAAGCGCATAGGCGACATGACGCTACTCCCCGGAGTAACCATGAACCGCCCTACGGAGGTCTTGCACATACAAATCGTGGGGAATGAACCCCACCGCATTTCTCACACTGGTATTTGTTCATCGACTTCTCTGGAGGTCCGATGATAGCCGCTACAAGTGCGTTCGGGTCTCTCCCGTCAGATTTGAGTTTCTCGTACTGGCGTTCGATACACGCCTTCTCTTCGGCAGATCCTACAACGTGCATCTTTTGGCAATCAGAGCAGTCGTAGGTGTTCTCGATCTTCTGGGCGGGCTTCTTCGGCTTTGAGGGTGGTTCGTTTGAAAATCTCCGGCTGATCCAATTCCTCGCCGCCGCCTTCCAGTTCTTCATCGGGGCGCGACCCCCCACCTTCCAGCCGTTTGACTCAAAGTGATTCCAGAACTTCTCCCCGTCAGGGTTGGTAGAGCCGTTCTCCCTGAAGAACGTCTTTACCTCCTCAAGAGAATCTGGGCGCGCGTCCGCTTTCTTCTTCTCTCTCTTCTCTTTCTCTGTATCTACTTCTTCTTCTACCTCTACTTCTACTTCTTGCTTGGAAGAAACTTCCAAGTCTTTTGTGTAGTTATCCTTTATTTCCAATAGCTTAGGGATTTCGATTTCGATTAGATTTCCATTGGTTACTGCGTAGATAAGTCGTAGCTGGCGCGTAGCTAACAGGTAGCTACTGAGTTTCCGTGGCCTAACTACGAAGTAGCTACACAGTTCCTGGACCGTAAATACCGCCTTCGGGGTCGGGTCGTTCGCCTTCATCTGCTCCGCTACCTTCTCCACGATGGTCCAGTACACCCCGATCCCCCACATCCCGTACATGGATCTGAGCCGGACGAGCTTATCATCCGTGTGAGCTTGGCTCATGTGCTTAAACCACTTCATTCACCCATCCGGTACTCTGCGAACCTTTTGCCATTCCGCATCACGGGCTTGGAGTCTATGTTGTACCCCGCCTTCTTCAACTCTCCAACCCTCTGGCTCAGAGCGTAGATACCGTACCTGGTGAGTGCCTCAGCTACCGTGAGTGATTCACCTGTTTCGAGGTGGTCAAGTATCATCCTGTGCTGGCTTGTCATAACAATTCCTCCCCACCCGATAGGATGATAGCCCCTTTATCGCCGGGGGATATGCGAGTCGGGTTCCCCGCGTTCAGGTCGTTCGCCAGTTGTAGCATCTCTTTCTCGTCTATCGTCACCGTGACCTCCACTACATCAAATTCCGTGGACCCGCAATTACAATCACCCAGGTTCTTATGGTCTCCTACATAGTAATGGGTCTCGCACCGTCCACAGCGGTAGAGAAGAATCTTGGGCCGTGGGGCAAGGAACTTCAACAGGCGTAATTCAATCCGCTTCATAACACCTCCTTTGATTTCTTCAGCATCCACTTGATTTTCGAGTCGTGGTCTTTGTGCTTCCAGAGCATATCGAGCAACCAATCTCCCCCGGCTGAGTTCGCCATATCCTCCCAGTGGTCATC